AGCAGGGCGTCGCGCTGGGCCATGTAATCCGCGCCCAGCACGAAGCACTCCAGCGTGAACTGCCGCGCGCGCCGCCCCAGGTCCTCGCTGGCCGGGGTATCGCGGCCGGGAAATTCGTGGGTCACCGTGCGCCGCCCGAACTCCCCGCTGGCCCCGTCCACGTGGAAGGGCACGCCGCGGAACGAGGCGGGCTGCAGTCCCTTGACCCAGGCCCCGGTGCTCTCGTGCGGGGCTCCCAGCAGCTCGGTCATCGCGCGCTCTCCGGCATCATGGGCCCGGTGTCCACGTCAAGGCCGCGGCCTTGCAGGCCTGTCACGCGCGCCCGCGTGCCCGGCTCGGCGCGAATCTCGATGGTGACCTTGCCCTCGGGCGCGGCCTGCCCCAGGGCCTGCCGCAGCGCCTCGACGGTGTACGAGAGCGGCACTCCGCCGGCACGCGGCTGGCCGCTCCCCGGCCCGGCGAAGCGCTCGAAGCCGCTCGGCCCCAGGTCGACGCCCGCCTCGGCCGCCAGGCGCGCCTGCTCGGACAGCGGCAAGGGCGGCGCGGCCCGCGCCGCCCGCCGGGGGGCGAGCACGGATTTCTCCCAGGCGGCCGTGAAGCCCTCCTCCATCGCCGTGCGCACGAACTCCGCGCCCGTCTTCATAGCCGGCGTGATGCCCTCCTCGATCTTCTTGCCGACGCCGCTCAGGGTGCTGTCCACCACCTGGGCGGTTGTTTTGGCGATGCGCGCGGCGTCGGCCTCCAGTGCTCCGCGGCCCTGCACGGCGCGGATGCGCTCCAGGCTCCCGAATCCACCCGTGCGGCGGAACTCCGCGTTGAGCACGTTGAACGCGCGCATGGCCTCGGCGTCGAACACCAGCGAGAGCTTGAGCGGGTCGCCGCCCGAGGCCCGCACGATGTCCTTCATGAGATCGTCGATGGCCCGCATCGTGGTTCCGTCGTCCTCGAAGACCTTGATACCGTTGCGTTGGAGGAACTTCACCTTGTCCGCGTCCTGCAGGGTGCGCAGCATGGCCTCGAAGGCGGTGGTGGCCTGCTCGGCCGAGCCGGTGCCCATGCGGATCATCTGCATCACGGCGCCCAGCTCGTCCACCGCCGCGAGCCCGCCCCGGCCCGTGGCGGAATAGGCGGCGAAGATGCGCGGGCCCAGCCGCGCCAGATTCTCCAGCGTGAACGCGCCCTCTTTGCCCTTGGCGGTCAGGCTGTCCAGCGCGGCGCCCACCTCCCGAGGCGCCAGCCCCAGCTTCTGCAGCTCGGCGGCGAGCCCCCCGATGGCCTCGCCCGCGGCGCCGGTGGCCTGGATCGCGCGCGCCAGGCTGACCAGGTTGGCCTCGGCGAAGCCCAGGTCGCCGGTCATCTCCACGATCTCCTCCACGGCGGCCAGCACCTTTTTCGGGTCTACGCTGATATCCGGGGCGAGCGCCACGTCCGGGCTGGCAATGCGGTCCCACAGGGCCTGCACGGCCCGGCCGCTGCGGTTGGCCTGCACGCCCAGGCGCTCCAGCCGTTCTTCGGTGGCCATCGCGGCCCGCCCGGCGCTGCGCAGGGCCAGCCCTCCCGCGAGCAGCGCAAAGCTGCGCGCGCCGAAGGCCAGCAGGCCCGACGAGGAGCGGGACATGGCCCGGTTCATGGTCGCGAACTGCGCCGTGCCCGTGCGGCCGATTCCGCCCACGGCGCGCTGGGCAGCCATCGCCCGCCGCTGGAGGTTGCCGGCGAGGTCGATCACCAGGGACGTGCGCAGCTCAGGCATGGCGGGCCACGGTATGAATGGACAGCGTGCGGTGGTAGCGGAACAGGTCGCTCAGGGACAGGGCGACGATTTCGGCGCGCGCCCAGCCGGTGTGCCCGGCCAGGCGCAGGATGATCGTATCGAGGTGCCGGCGGGCGCTCAGGCAGTCCCGGCCGCGCCGGCGGAGCTGGGCTCCCCCGCGCGCGCCCCTCCCAGGGACGCGGCTTCCAGCCGCAGCGCCGCGGCCTGCAAGGCGTTGAGATCGTAGGCGGACAGCTTGCGCAGCTCGGCCAGGGTGAGCGGGCCGGTGTGCCCGCCGATGCGCAGCACCTGGCGCCGCAGCACGTGCAGCCCCAGCATCGTCTGGCTGGGCACGATCACGGACTCGCCGGCCGGCGTCTGCACCAGCCGCTCGGCCTCGGCCGTGGCGTCGATCAGGTCGGCGGCAGTGGCCTCGCGCAGCTCGGCCTCGCGGTGGGTCGTCTCGCCCACGGTGAGCCCGTCGCGCAGCGTCTCGGTCGCGGTGGCCACGTCAGAGCACCTCGTCCGCGGGCGGGCCCTCGAAGATCAGGCGCACGCTGCTGGATGCGCCGTCTGTCACCTGCGGGGGCTCGGTCAGGTGCGCGTTGCGGACCGACCAGACCTGGCCGGTGTCCGCCTCGAAGCTGAGCGTGACGGCGGTCGCCTGGCGGAAGGTCTCCAGGGACACGCCCGCCGTGAGGAGCACCGAGCACTCCAGGCGCGATTCCTGCGGCTCCTCGCTGAAGCCCACCACGCGCCCGCTGGACTTGCGGGTCGTGCGCATGACGCCGCCCAGCGTGAGCTGGGCGCCGCCCTCGGTCTCGATGCTCTGGCCGTCCATCTTGATGAAGGCCCGGCCCAGTACCTTTGCGCCCATGCGGCCCTCCTAGAGCCGGAACTGGATTTGCGTCGCCTGCACGCGGAGCTGGTTGATCAGGTCGGGCGGGAGCTGCGCGTTGACGCGGTTGGGGTCGCCGGCGTCGCGCTCCACGATCAGGTCGTCCTTGAACTGCTCGAAGCCCTCCACCAGGCCGGCGAACTCCCAGTCGCGGAACAGCGCCAGGTACTCCAGCCGCAGGCCGCCGGGCGTGGCGATGGCCTGGCCCGGCGCGAACTGCGTGCCGTCGTCGGCCAGCTTGTGCCGCGGGAACTTGAGCCCGAAGCGCACGCGCGTGCTGAAGCGCAGGTAGGCCAGCGTGCGCACCGTGGTCACGTCCAGGTAGCTGGTGTCCGGGATGGCCAGCGCGTTGAGCTGGTAGGTCGTGATCAGCCGCTCCACGTGCACCGTGCCGCCCGGGGCCACCGTGTACGTGGCGACGCCATTGTTCAGGAGCAGCTCGCGCTCCTCGGGCGTGAAGGCGTCCGCCTCCGCCGGCGGGAGCAGCCCGGGGAGCAGCAGCGTCTGGCGCGGCCGGGCCGGGTCGGGCTCCGCCGCGTCGATCCCCGCCACCGCCGCCGCCCAGACCCACGGGGCCTGCGGCGCGGCGCCCTGGCCCATCACGGTGAGGAACGGGCTGTTGAGGCCGCCGCCGAAGGTCACCAGATCGCCCACCGTGCCGCGCTCGGCGGCGAAGGCGTGGCCCTCCTTCATCACCAGCGGGCCCCAGCGGGCCTCCAGCTCGACGGCCAGGGCGGCCAGGTTGTCCGCGTCCGTGTAGGGCATGGCGATGGTGTGGTACTGCGTGTCGCCGAAGGCCGCGATGGCGTCCGCCACGTCCGGGTTGGCCGTGCCGGCGGCCATCGCCGGGGTGGTGATGCCGATGCCCGCGGGCAGGGCCTCGCCCTGGCGGTAGTTGATCCGCAGATCGATGTGATTGCCGGCCACGCCCTTGTGCCGCGCGGTCAAGTCCACCTTGAAGTCGTCCACGCCGTTGACCGCCGCCGTTACGGGCAGCGTGTCGTCCGCGTTGACCGCGGCCACGAGCGCCGCCGCGACCTCGGTGGCGGTGTCCGCGTCCGCCACGGCCGTGCGCACGCGCACGCCGGCGATGTACAGGCTGAGCGTGCCCGCCGCGGTGGCCGGCCCGGTGAGGACGAGGGTGCTGGCCGCCTGCACGCCGGCGCCGTCGTCGTCCAGCGCGATGCCCCAGCTCTCGGTGCGCCGGTTGGCGGTTTTCAGCGCGCGGAACATGGCCGCGATCATCGAGCCGCGCCCCCAGGCCGCCTCGGCCTGCTCGACGCCCGTGATCAGCGTGGGCACCTCGGCCGCCACCGCGCCCGTGCTCAGGCGCTGCCCGATCACCAGCAGGCGGTGCGGCTGCCCGGGCAGGCCCTGGAGCGCGCGGGAGCTGTCGAACTCGATGTAGACCCCCGGCACCCGCAGGTTGACGGGAATCTGGTTGAAGCTGATCGTCATTTGTCACCGTCCTTGCCGCCGGCCTTGGGGTTCGGCACCGCTTTCAGGTATGGGCCCTTGCCGCGCCCGGGTGCGGCCTCCACCACGTCTCCGCAGCGCAGGCGGCGCGCCCAGTAGCCGGTGCGCGGCACGGTCTTGCCCTCGGCGGGCAGCGGCTGCCGCGTCTGCGGGTCGGGCACGGTGAGCCCCTCGCGGGGCTTGACGAACAGCGGCTCGGCCATCGTGCGCTCCCTTGGGTTAGTCTTGCGGCAGGTTGATCGTGTCCTGCGGGTCGTCCGTGTCGCCGTCGCCCACCGGCCAGGTCTGGGCGATGGTCTCCAGCAGGTCCAGCGTCTCCGCGTCCAGCCCGCCCAGGTGTACGCGTTGCTCCCAGCTCACCGCCCACAGGTCCAGCCCGGTCTGCGCCAGGCGCGTGCCGAACAGGTTGTCCGCGCGCATCGCCTGCGGCCGCTCGACGTTGCTCAGTCCCCACAGGTTGCCCCGCAGCGCCTGCAGCACGGCGTCGGTCAGGGCCAGCGCCGCCACGTCCCGCGGCGTGCCGGGGGCGTCCCGCGTGATCACGAACACGGCCGTGCGCACGGTCGCCCGCACGCTGGCGGTCAGCTCCTGCGCCGGGCCCACCGCCAGCAGCGCCACCCGCGCCGCCGGGGCCGCGGCGCCCATGCGCTTCAGCTCGTCCAGCTCGAAGCGGCCCCCGTGCGGCTCCACCTCGCGGAACGCCGGCACGGAGGCCTTGATCCCGGCCACCACGGCCGCGCGGTAGGCGGTGAGGCTCATGCGTGCAGCACCTGGTCGAGGTAGTCCTCTACAACGGCCAGGATGTCCGCCTCGTTCTCAGGGCTCACGCCCAGGTACGGCCGCGCCGGGATGGGCATCCCCACCTCCGCGCCGCCGAACTGGTGTATCGCGGCATAGACCAGGTTGGAGCCCACTTCTACCTGGTCTCCCCGCACCAGGTACTGGATCGAGTCCAGCAGGTCGTCTTCGCCCTGCAGCAGGCTGTGCCCGCCGTGGCGGGTCTGCGCGTAGCGCGGCGACCAGTCGGGCCAGGGCGTGCCGTCGGGCGCCCTCTTCTCGTCGCTGATGCGCCGGCGGGTCTGGTTCTCCACCTCGAAGCCGATGGCGTCCAGCAACTCCCCGCGCTGCGCGGAGGCGAGCTTGCCGATGCGCCGCGCCAGGCGCTCGATGCCGCGCGTGTCGACTTGCAGGTGCGTGCCGGCCATCAGGCCCCCTTGAGCGAGTCGCGCGTGAAGCGGCGCGGGCCGCTGACGAGCTGCACCCCGCCGCCGCCCTGGGAGGGCGGCGAGGGGTCCACGCCCAGGCTCACGATTCCGCGCGCGACCCGGTCCAGCCAGGAGACCGCCTTCTCGTAGCGGTCCTTCATCTCGTCGGTCATGGCGCCCGGGCGCTGGCTGAGGCGGTACAGGGCGATGTCCACACAGACGGGCGGCAGCACGGCCGGCACGGTCGCCAGCGGCAGCGTATACTTGGCGCCGAGGTACGAGTTGATGAACTCCGTTGCGAACAGGAGCGCCTCGTCCACCACGCCCGCGTCCGCCTGGCCGTCCCCGTCGCGGTCGGCCGCGAGCGTGACGGCGTCGGAGCCGTAAGCGTCGATCATGTCCTGCTGGGTGGCGTACATGCCTGGCGCCTAAGAGTTGAGCGGGCCCGCCGCACCCGCGATGCCCGCCCATGCTGGCCTTATGCCTGCCGGGTGGGTGAGCGCCCCGGCCGGCGGCCGTTGCATCCGGTGCGCCGCCCTACTTGGGCGGGGACATCTCCGCGACCAGCGCGTCGCGCTCCTGTGCGGAGCAGGGCAAGCCCAGCGCCTCGCGGCTGATGGCCTCGGTGGTGGGCGCCCCGCCCTTCGTGAAGTCCTTGGCGTCGACGCCCGCCAGGACGCGCAGCACGCCGTAGCGCAGGGCGACGGCGCGGAACGCCTCGTTGCCCAGCATCTCGTCGATGGCGTTCTGGCGCGCCGTCATGGCCGCGTCGGCGCCGTCCAGCGCGTCCTTGCGGGCGGCCAGGCTGCGCTCCAGGTCGGCCAGGCGCTCGCGCTCGGCGGCGAGGTCATCCGCGAGCGCCCCGCCGAGCGCCTTGCCGGCGCGCTCGGAGTCCGTCGGGGCCGGCTCACCTTCGCGCTTCTCGACCGCGAGGAACGGGTCCGCCTTGAGCTGCTTGAGCTGCTCGCCCGTGAAGCGCCCGTCGGGCCACTCGCTGCCTTTCTGGCTGTGGAACACGCCGGCGCGGTAGTGGCCGCGGGGTCGCCTGGAGGTCGTGCGGATCATCGTCTGTCCGATGTGCAAGAGTGGTTGCGTCCGTCACCCTCTCCCTGGGAGAGGGTGCGCCGGCGTCAGCCGGCGCGGGTGAGGCCCTACGCCAGCCACGGCACCACGAGCAGCTCCGCCGTGCCCCGCCAGACGTTGGTCGCGCCGGCGGCGTCGCGCTCCGCGTTGAGGATTTCCAGCCCGGCGGCCTCCAGCGCGGGCGGCACGATCAGCAGGCGCGGCATGATGCCCAGCGGGCGTCCCTCGTCGCTCTTCACGCTCATCATTCCCGCGCGCGCCGCGGCGTAGGCGGCCGCGTCGAGCGTCTGCTTGGAGGCGTACGCCTGCTGCCAGAAGCCGAAGCCCACGTTCACCCGCGCGTCCACGCCGTAGCGGTAGGAGTCGCGCATGAACACCGCCTCGTCGCCCCGGTCGGTCATGGCTTTCAGGTCATACTCCCGGCGCACCTGGAAGATCAGCGGCTTGAGCGGCTTGCCGGTGTCCAGCAGATACCACGCCGTGCCCCCGCCGCCGCCCGTGTTGCTCACCACGCCGTCGCCCACCGGATGGTCGGTGTCGAAGAACGCCTGGCCGTCGTAGCCCAGCTCGGTGAAGCCGGCGGCAAGCAACTCGAAGATCAGCTTGTCCGGGTGCTGCGAGGCGGCGAAGCCCATGCCGTTGACGACCGGAGAGAACACGCCGTAGGTGTCGTCCTCGATGTCGTCGCGCGGGATCTCCACCGTGCTCTCGAACTTGCGGTTGGCGATCCGGTAATCGTGCGCCGCCAGGCCCTTCAAATGCCGGTCGCCGATCCATTCCCGCAGCTCCGGCCATTGGCCCAGCCAGGCGTAGTGGTTCTCCCGCGTGCTGGACGGCACCCGCGTCGCCAGGCGCGCCTGCTGCGATTCCTTCTGGAAGGCCGCGAAGCCTTCCTTGAACTGCGTCTTGAACGCCGTGAACAGGTCCGCGAGGTTCGCCTGGTTGACGATCAGCCCGCCCAGGACGATCTCCGGCAAGTGCAGCGGCGCGTTCAGCAGAGGCATGCCCGCGGGCCCCAGCGGGTGCGCCTGCGAGGCTGCGGCCCAGGCGATCACGACGGCGATGGTCAGGCAGTAGGCCAGCAGGCCCAGTCCGAGTTTGCAGAACGTCTTCATTGCCGGTGCTCCAGGTGGAAGCTGGTTGCGCGGCGGGCGCGGTCAGCGGCCCGCTTACGTCTCGATGTAGATCGTGACCTCGGCGTTGGCATCCGCGTCGGTGTTGCCGCCGCCCACGGTGACCGAGATCACGTCGCCGATGGCCACCACGTTGGCGGCGGTGGGCGTGGCCACGTCCACGTCGCCCGCGGCCGAGCCGGCC